TAACCACCCATCATCATCTGTATCCATGTAAAGAGGCACTGGGGGCATCTGCTGTCCTAATGCGTACATATAGGCCGAATGGGACTGCTGGGTAGATGGCGGATGGGGATGCTGAGGCTGGGGCTGGGGAGGCATAGACTTATTAGCTGCCGTAACTTCGCGCTCCATCTCTTCTAATACATCGGTTACGGATGAGTCTATAGGATTCTGTAATGTAGGAGCATCTGTCTTTGGGAGACTAGATACAGGAGTACTCATAGATGACATATCTTACTATTCCTAACCCATATCCTTCTTTTTTAATTCTTCCCCTCAACGCATTTTGTGGGGACAGGTGTGTACCTAAAACAGTCACCATCTATGGTGTATGTATTCTTCATTACCTCATCCATAGGAGGGGCCTGTATCACAATACAGTGACCACCCTTACAGGCACGCTGGAACAGAGCCGCAAGACCAAACCCTAACATAGCAGACACGAAGGCCTGCCCACCATCTGTGTGTAATATACGATCAAATAAGATTTCTATAGGCCTCATCAGTTCTCTTACTATACAGGTACAAAAACAATAATATCATAATGATTACATATTTACATTGGCGTTTGCGGACATTGTAGTAAAGGGCTGGGGAACAGCACCCTTAACAGGGCAGTCAGTCTGCTGTGCCTTGTATTTGTAGCATGTGCCATCTGTCTCATCTTTATAAACGATTTTACCAGCATTGTAGGGTGTAGGATACTTTACAATAGCTCTCCTGTGAGGGGTTACCATATAAACATACAGGATGCCTAAGGAGAAACATACAAGGAAGATGACTAATCTATAACGAAACTCCATAAAAACAATCTTGCTACTCTACTTATCCTGTATATATTAATGGCATCAGGCATTTGGCTTGTGCTTGGTATAAACATCATCTACCCGTTCCGTAAGAACCTCGGGAAGTTCTAACTCAAGCAGCTGCTTCATGAACTCCATCTGCTTGCCAACTATATTGGTCTCCTTCATGCTTTTGATGATATCATTGCGGGACTTACTCCATTCTAAGTAGGCACGCTCGTATTCGGCGCGCTTGTTAGCATACTGTACGATGTACTTCTCATCCGCAGCAGTACTCTTAACACGCTCATCCTCCCGCGCCTTCTTCCACACCTCGTATCTCGACTGAACGATAGGATAGGGTGTCTTCGCATCATTACAAGCAAATTGTACTGCGGACAGTACAAAAGACCTCATAAGCTGGGGCAGCTTGGGTGTTCCTGCCTGTGGCTCTTTATTCTTAGCCAACATTCTAGAAAGCTGTATCTATACCTTTGAAAGATTAAATCGCCTAACCCTTGATAAACATATTCATCTTGGTGCCGCACACAGGGCATGTACCCTTCAGCATCTTGCGACCATTCTTGGTGGTGTCCTCATTAGGATCCTTCATCTCCCGCTTTGCCTTGCACTTGACGCAATAGGCCATGACCTTCTTAGCAGTAACCTTAGGCATGCTGTCTATTTAGTAGATGGCATTTTATTCTTCCGTGGCTTTGACTTCGGCTTTGATTTCTGCTTTGACTTCGGCTTTGCCTTCTTGCTAGCTGATTTCTTGGTGGAGGCTCTACCTCCTGTTGGTGGTGGTTGTTCTGGTTGTGATTCTGCTTTTTGAGGATACGTATCTATTATCCATAAGCAATAATCTAGTAATGCTTCTCCAAAATCAGTTTTATTATATTCATTAATTTTGTCTATTGATAAAGTAGCTATCCATTCATTAAAGACCCTATTATCAGTGTTATAGTTAATAATACTCCGGTATAATTTTTCTATATAAAATCTTAAGTGATCTGGGTTTTTATCATTTAAGTCAATTAAGTTTTGATATTTCTCTTTATTTTGTTGAATATATGTTATTAAATAATTCTGAAAGTTAGATGGTCCAGTTAGTTCGTGTATTTTTTTATATAAATTAGTAAACAATATTTCCATAGCTTTATTAGCAGAAGGATCATCAATAAAATCAAAATCTTCATCATCCCCTGAAGGTAATTTTTTTAATATAAATAAACCCGCCATCATGAAAAATACAACTGCACTAGTAGCTATAATGAATATAATAATACCATTCATCGTGTATAATATACTAAAAATAACTTAGAAAATGTTTAATTACTTTTTAGGTTTCTTAGCTCCCTTCTGTCTTCTTATCTTTGATCCTCCTAATCTTTGTGATGATAGTCCTCCTGCTCCTGGTGGTGCTGCTCCTTGTGGTAGTGCTGATGGTACTGGTGGTCCTCCGGGTGGTCCTCCGGGTGCTACTCCGTTTGCTGGTGTTGCTGCGTTTGCCGGTGTTGCTCCGTCTGCTGCGTTTGCCGGTGTTGCTCCGTCTGCTGGTATTTCTCCGTTTGCTGGTGGTGCTGCGTTTGCTGGTGGTGCTGCGTTTGCTTCTAATGATGGTGATTCTTTGTGTGCTGGTGGCGGTACTTCTTCTGGTAGCGATAGATTTAAGCTTGCTAGTATTTCTTTCCCTTCAGCACTTTCTAAGAAATTTTTTATATCTGAATTTTTCATAAGTTGCACTAATACTTCTTGCTTTTCAGGAGATTGTAATAATTCTTGTACTGATGCTCTTATATCTACTTCTCCCTTTAAATCTGTAGGAAGATTAGGTCCACGGGACATCTGCTCCTTTCTCTTTGCCATATATATAATCACAAGTATAAAACCTATAAGGAAACTTATGACAAGTCCAATAATATCACAAGATGACATTTATCCTCAATCTACAATTGAATAGATACAAAAAATATTAATTAACCCCGAGCAGGAAACTCGGTTGCGTCCTCGAACATGCTCTTGAACTGCTTGCTCACGCTCTCCTCTGGGTTCAGCTGCTCCTCATAGACCGTGCGTGGAACATACTTTATCTTAGTGACCTCTTCCTGACACTTATACTTCTCTGCATAGTAACCCTGTACTACAAGAAACATGCCAAGAAATAACAAAAACACTGCGATTGCTTTCATGTGTTATCCTCTACACAGAAGATGCGGAATTGTTTTACTCAGACTTGGGCGCATCCTCCTCAGCTACCGCCTCTAGAGCGCCCTCTGGCACAGTCTCAGCCTCCTTACGCTTTAGCCAAGGGTCAGCATCCTCTAGAGCAGGAACAGAGGAAGTAGAAGCAGAGGCCTGATTCTCCAGCTTGGACTTCTCCAGCTTCAGGCGTGCCTGCTCGATCTTCTCATTCTTGCGCTGCTCGAAGAAGAGGTCCTTCTGTGCGGTGTTGTCCTTGTACTTTGCCATAAGTGTATTAAGCTGTGCCTCAGCGTACTGAACATCCTCCATGTCATGGGGATTGGGCGACCAAGGGCACCAAACACCAACCTGACCCACAAAGATGTCAAACTTGTCCCCGCCCTTCTTCAGGAAATCAGCACGGTTCTGCGCCTCCTTCAGGGTATCAAATACGCCACGCACCTTGATACCACGGATAGATGTCTTAAAATCGTTCTTCTCATGGAACTCCTTCTCAACCTCGGCGCTATTTACCTCCTTGAAGAAACGGTACTGCTCCTGTAGGGCATTCTCATCAAACACATAATCATTCGTCTCGCGAACACCCGTGATGATGTCCTCGCTGTCAGGATACTTAGTCTTTAGAGCATTCAGGAGAGCATCCATATCCTTGGAGAAACGCTGCATGAAGCGACCGAAATAGAAGACATCCTTATTAGCAAGAACATCCTCGGGCGAGATAAAGGAGAGACACACATAGTTCTGCCCACGCATAGGCTTGTCCTCATCAAGGTAGTCAACATCACGTGTGTAAATGACATTCTGGCTCTTGTCTGTCATGCTTACTTATAAGTTCATGTAGTTTCTTAATCTTAAATAGGTTCACTTCTTTAATGGTTATTTTTCTTATTCTATTGTAGCAAGAAATGGATTACTCTTTTGACACACAGGAGCTTGTTACCCGTCTCGTCAAGTACGCCCTTGAGGGTCTGGTTGTTGGCATCGTGGCCGCTATCCTCCCCTCCAAGAGCATGGCCGTCGGTGATGTTGTCACCCTTGGCCTTGTTGCCGCTGCCATCTTCGCCGTGCTTGACCTCGTTGCCCCTGCTATTGCCCCCTCGGTGCGTCAGGGTGTTGGTCTTGGTGCCGGCTTCCAGCTGATTGGCTTCCCCGCATAAACAGCTAAACCCTAAAAAGGCCTTCAGCCACGACCTGTTCTTTTTGTTTTTTGTTTTTTTCAGTGATAAGCAATCCAACGCTTGATGCCGTTCTTGGTCGTACGCACCACAAACTTGCGGCCATCCAGCCCCTCCATCTCATAACCATCATCATGGTTCTTGGCGGGCTCGGTAGGAGCCTTCCTCACAGGCTTCTTCTTGGCGGGCACCTCCTCCTCACTCACATGCTCAGGCTCGAGCTCAGGCGTAGGAACACGCTCAGGCTCCTTGGTCTTCTTGGGGGCACGCGTCTTCTTCACCTTAATAGGCTCAGGCTCCGGCGCAGCCTCAGGCTCCGGCGCAGCCTCCGGCTCCGACTCGACCTCGGGCGTGACCTCAGGCTCCTTGGTCTTCTTAGGGACGAGAGGCTTCTTCTCCGTCTTGTGCTTCGCCCAGCGATGGCGGCCGTTCTTATCAACGGCTACGATGTACTCGTTTCCATCGTTGCCAACCTGGATGGTGCCCTCCTCAAACTCCGTGGCGCTCTCCGTGGGAGAGGGACGAATCTTCTTCTCCGACATGATTGCTGGTTTGCTGCTGACGGCTTGCTTGTTTCTGCTGCTGATTGCCTTGTTTTTGGTTTCATTCGCAAATATCAATTTTTTGTAATTATCATGATTTTTACTAAAAATCAAGTTAAAAATAATCGCAAAATAGGGGTCAAACCGATGGAATGAACTCCCAGTGGAGCTCCTTGCAGATGGCGCGCCATATCACCTCTTGGGCAAATATCTTTTCACGGGACTTCAGGAGCGGGAAATACCGCAGATACTCATCCATCCCAAGAAGTTGAAAGAACTTATAAAGAACATACGAGTATGATAAGAAGTTCTTGCGGTCCTTAGGGCAATGCTTTAGGAAAGCAGGCTGTATCTGCTTGAACATTGTGCGAAGTTTCTCCTCCACCTCAGGTGGAAAGTGAGGGGTGGGTTGGCCATTAATACGATTTATGATATAGTTAATGTGCTCGTAATACTTATTAAGCCGAAGCTTCTTTAGGATTTCACGCATCTTTGTGTGTGTGATGCGCTTTGGGTCAGTGATATTCTCCTTCTTTATCTCTGCAAGGATGCGCTCAAAGATGTCCTCTGGGATATCTGTGGACTCTTTGCCTTGGATCTGTGAAATCCACTCATTGAGATGATTGATGCGCTTGTAGGAGAAGTGGGAGGCCTCCTTAGTGGTCTGCCGATAAATAGGACGGTTCTGCTCCACAAGAAGCGTCTCCTGATAGCCACAATCGGGACAAACCATGATTCCGTCCTGCGGAAGGCACACCATGGTTGTATTACAGAGAGGGCAGTTTCCTGAGACATCATTGTTGGTTTTGCTTACATAAGTAGGGTCAATTGTGGCAAGATATTCATCCACAAGAGTAGTCTTGTCCCGTGGCTTATTTGGGTGAGTTTGTACCTGTTGGGTGGTGTCACCTAAGGTGTTTGTCTTCTCAGGGTCGGTAATGTTGAGTGCCTCCAGGATAGTTTTAGAGGTCACGGGGAGGAACTTCTTCTTGCCCTTTGTTGGCCGTATGGGCATAAGGTGCTTCGTGCTAGATGGCTGAACCTCCTGATTGTCTATCAATTCGTAATACTCGAAAAGGATTCCTGCTGTGTTCTCGTAATACTCAATCTCATCATGGTGTGTCTTAAGGGTCTCTATCTGCTTCTCTAAATCGCGCATCTGGTCGCTAAGATACAGGTTGCTCGTCCAAGCGCTGTCATAGTCCTTGGTGTCTATTAGGTTCTCGTCCCTCATCCGGTCAATCTCATCGCACCACCTTTTGCGCTCATCCGCTAAAGCCGTCAATCGTTGAGTGTATTCATCTAAACGACTATACTGGTCTATAAGGTTATTCACAACCTGCTGATGTTTAGCATCCAGGGTGGTTTCTTTCGCATGGTCTGTG